CCGCCGATGTTGTCGGTGATGGGCTGGCCGTCCGAGCCAAAGAGCTTCGGCTGGCGGCTGAAGGTTTCGCCTTCCTTGTTCTTGCCCATGGCTTTGACTTTGAGCTTGAGCTGGGTAAGGCCGTCGATGTCTTCCCAAGCTGCGGCGTGCAGCTTGAGCTTGTCCTTCTTCAACTCGCGCTTCTTGTCGTCAAGGAACTCGGCGAAGATGGCTTCGACTTGCTTGATGAACGGCTCGGCGTCCTCGGAGGACATTTCAAGGTTCACTTTGTAGACGCCAATCTCGTCGAACTTGGTGTCGGCGCGATTGAGGCTGGGATAGCGAGCGATGCCCGCGGGTGTGGTTAGGGTTTTTGTTGCCATGGTATTATTTGGTTTGTGGTTGTGGTTGTGTTTGTGTTGGTACTAGAAAATCAGAGCCGCGGAGGATGGTGAGGAAATCGTTAGCGCGCAGGGTGACCAGCCAGTCCTCGCCGGTGCGCTTGTGGGCAACGACCGGGAAGAGCTTGTCCTTGGCATCGCGGATAGCCTGGGCGAGCCAGTCTTTCACCTTGGTCACTTGGCAAAATTTTACCTCCCAGTGAATGTCTGGAAGGCAAGGGCAGACGACATCGGGCGAGTCGCCGAGGCCGCTGAACTGCTGGCCGCGGCGAATGCCGGAATCACCGAATGCGGAGCGCAATTCATCGCGCCACATGCGTTCTCCGCGGGCTCCTTTCGCGCGGGAGTTCATTTGTAAAAGACCTCCTGCATTTGACGCGATGGTGCGTAGACGGTGTCGGCGGTGTCTGTGGTGCGGTTGCCAAGCGCGGCGTTCTCAAAGCGGGTCAGCCGCGGGCGCCAGACCAAGTTGACCTTGCCAGTGGCACCGGCCCTATGTTTCGCAATGATCAACTCTGCATCCTGCGGATCGGGCTCAGTTTCTTGGTCGGCGGCGTAGTACGCAGGCCTGTGCAGTAGACAGACCAAATCAGCATCCTGCTCAATGCTGCCACTCTCGCGGAGGTCGGACATCTTTGGGCGGTTGTCAACGGCCTTTTCTGCGTTGCGGTTTACCTGGGCGGCGGCAACGACCGGCACTCCTAGCTCCATGGCCATGGCTTTAAGTCCGCGGGAGACAAAGCCAACTTCGTTCTCGCGGGACTGGGCTCCGGCGTGGCTGACCAGCTGCAGATAATCAACAAAGATGACCTTCACGCCCCAGCGGCGGACGGCAAGACGTGCGCGGCCGCGGATGTCGAGCATCGTCAGGCCGCCGCGATCGTCAACGTAGAGGGGTTCCGTGGCGAACTGGTCGGCGGCCTGCACGATGCGGAGCTTGCTGGCGTGGTCGAGGAAGCCATTGCGAACGACCTCAATGTTGGTCTCCGCGCGGCCGAGGACAACGCGACTGGCCAGCTCGTTGGCGGGCATCTCCAGCGAGAAATACAAAGTCGGGACGCCGCGGCGGGACATGTTTTCGCAGGCGTTGAGCATCCAGGCGGATTTGCCCATGGCGGGACGGCCAGCCACGATGGTCAGCTGCCCGGGGCGCAGGCCGCCTGTGAGGTAGTCGAAGGACTTAAAGCCGGTTTCCACGCCGAGTTTGGCCCCGGGCACCATCAACTTCTCAAGCTCCTCCAGCAGGCCGGGCACGATGGCAGACGCGGGGCGCATGCTGTCAGTGGATTGCCCGAGGGAAAGCGACAAGACGGACTCGCCGGCGTCTTGAAGCACGCTGTCGGCGGGTTGCGACATATCCGATGCGGCGGACTGCAGGCGGCCAGCGGCGTTCAAGATGGCGCGGCGGGCGTGGAGGTCGCGGAGAGTCTGGACGTGGTACTCGACTGCGGCAGGGCCGCCGGCGGTGTGGGCAACCATGTCGGTCACTGCTCCGGCGCCGCCGACAAACTCAAGGCGGTCATGGCTGGCGAGGACTTGGGTCACGGCAACGATGTTTGGGACACCGCCGGCTCCGCGGATGTCGCGGATGACGCCGAAGACCTGCGCGTTGGCGGGCGTGAAAAAAAGGTCAGCGTTGAGACCGGCGATCTCGTCGATCATCCCGGGCTCAGACATGAGGGCACCGAGCACGGCAGCTTCGACCTCCGGCGCGTTGGGAACAATTTGCTTTTTCATTAGGCGGCGCCTCCGTCGTTATTCTCGAGGATAGCTATGACAATCATTGCCAGCAGAAGGAGCAGCAGGTATGTCGTGAGCAGTGCGTTCACTTGCGAGCCTCCGTAGTGCGGCTCGACGCTTGAGCCAGCGGTCGCACGCTGCGTCGACCATGAGAAAACTTTCGTAGGCGTAGGGAGAAATCCATAACTCTGGTGTGGTGATGCGTTCGGGGTTGTCGTCGGTAAATTCCATGGCACTAGGAGGACTGCGTGTGGTGTGCCGCGGTGTGTTTGCATATGTTGGCGAATGTAGGCATTGAAGGCAAGTCTTTTTTGGGGTGCTTAGGAAAAAAAGCCGAGGCTTACCGGCGGGTTTCCAGTGCTTCCTCAATCGCCTCGCTGGCCTCGTTGGCAATGGCGGTGGACGGCTTGACGCACCTGCGGAGCACGCGGACTAGCCGGAGGTTGCTTCGCAGCAGCTCGCGGTTCTCGGCGCGCAGGTCGGCGGCGTCAGCGTCCGCCCCGGGTGAGGGGGCGAAGTTGACGGAGCCGACGACAAGGTCAGGGATCATGGTGGTCATGTGGCGGCCTCCGCGGTGTCGGAGCCTGCGACCGTGGCTTGGTCAAGGAACGGGGAGCCGGTGGGCAGCCCGCGGCTGGCCAGCCAGCGGTCGCAGGCGGCGTGGATGTCGAGGTGGCCAATGTCGGGGCAGCCCGGCGTGCCGGCTTCGATGGTCTGCGTCTTGCCGTTCATGAGCATCATGGCCGGGGCTCCTTGCTGCGGGTCTCTTTCAAGGCAAGTTGAAGAGCCATAACGCTGGAACTGATGTCCGCGAGCAGCTTGTCAACGAGTTTGGCGTTGATAGTGGGACGGCCGTTCTCGCGGGTGACTGCGGGGGGCTTTTTCTTGGTGGGTGTTTTGGTTTTCATATGTGAACAAAAGTACAGTGGGGGGTAGGACATTGGCTGTCCCAGGCTATAAAGGGTTTTTGATTTGCGGTTAGGGATTCTGCGACCTCGTCTAGAAGGTTCCAGTTGCCCGGCTGGCGGTGGCGGGCAGGGCTGTAGCGAACCTTCTGCCGGCCGCGGATGTCCTCGAAAGACCAGAAGACGAATTGGTTCCGGTCGGGGAGGTAGGCGGCGAGGATGTCGAAGTCGCCCGCGGCGTAGGGTCGCTGCGTGGGTCCACGGCCGCGCTTGGTTGGGATGCAGTATTCGCCGCGCTCTAAGCAGGCTGTCTTGACTTGCACGGTCAGTCGCAAGTTGCCGCGGACCAAAACCCAGTCGGCCGTGTGGTCGTGGCCGAAGGCTTTGAAGATTTCCCAGTCGTAGACGATGCAGCCGGCGATGAAGAGAGCCTCGGTGAGGTCGCCGCGGCGGCAGTCGGAGAGCTTCCGGGCGGCTGCTTCGGAGACGGGCGCGTTGAGCCCCTCGCAGATGGCGAAGATTGCCTGGGTCATGCGACTCCTCTCATGCGCTCTTCCTGCAGGGCTTCGAGCGCCATCATGCGCTTCTCAGCCTCCGAGGGCTGCACGGGTCCGGTGCGGGGGATGTGGAGGACTTTTGCGGTCTCCTTGGGGGCGTCGAGGAACACGCCGCGCCAGCCGTGCTTGACGGATTTGCGGAGGGCTTCGACGGCGGCAACTTCGTTCACGGCGGCCAGATCGGCAACGATGCGCTGGGCGGCTGTTGGGGTGAGCGGGGCTTTGATCTCTCGTCGGTGTTGCGCGAATTCTGCCCAGGCGTTGGCGAGGCCGGCGCTGTGGGGCAGGGGAAGGTTGGCGGGATCGAACTTGGCTGGCTTCGGACGCGGAACTGCTACAGGGGAAGAAGAAGGTGGCGAAGGCAACGCAGTTGCCGGAGCTGGCGCGTCAGCGCTACGTTCTTCCTGTTCTTTATGTTTCTTTATGTTGGGGTCTAAATCTTGGACCACTTGGGTCCAGCGTTTAGACCACTTGGGTCCAGCATTTAGACCACTTGGGTCTAAATCTTGGACCGGTCTAAGTTTTAGACCCATCTCGGAAACGCCGGGGATTTTCCAGATCGAAGCCTCGGCGCCGTCGCCGGCCAGCTTGCGGTGGCCTTTTTCGACCATGACTAGGTGGCCAGCATCGCGGAGTCGCTTGAGGCTGTTGGCGACCGTGGCGCGGCACAGGCGGGTCTTCTGGCAGAGCTTGCCCCAGGAGCCGAAGCAGTTGCCGTCCTCGTCGGCGAAGTCGGCCAAGGCCAGCAGGACAAGCCGGTCGGAGCCCTCGACGGTGCTGACGTACCAGACAAAGTTGGTGGCAGCGACAGACATCAGCCGCGCCTCCCAAATTTGTTCCGGTGGGCGCCCTTGGGGCCGTCGAACTCAAGGGTGCCGTCCGGGCGGACTCTGGCAAAGCGGACCTTGATCCGGTCGTTGGTCCTCCAGTCTTCCTTGGTCTGGACGTAAGTGACGGCGGGGCCATCGAAACCGGGGGGCAGGATGAAGAGCATCTTAGGGTGGGGGCAGGACTTCACTGAGACGGCCGCGGTGACCTCCTCGCCAACAGCAAAGGGGGCGCCGGTGGGCTTGGGGGCGGTTTCTTGGGCGGCTGCAGGCGGTGGCCCAGGGGTGGCTTCGGGTTGCCCTCTGAAGGTGTCGGTGGCTTTTTTGATTAGTTCGTTGATCATAAGTTGTGCTTCAGCGCGTCCTCGATGACGTGCCAGTTGTTGAGGGTTGAGAGGTCGCGGAAGCTCACGGTGCCTTGATCGGCCACGTCCCTAAGTAGGTAAAATCGAAACGCTTTGGCCGGTGGGACAAAGGCCGCAAGCACATCAAAGTCGCCGATCTTGTATCGCTGGTATTTATCCAACTCGCGCCCATCGTGTTTGGCCTTGGCCAATTGGCTCCCGCCGCGGCTCGCAGCAACGTGGACCCTCCATCCGCCTTGGCGAAACGCTGCGCGCTTAACCTGCACGGTTATTGGCCGATAGGGTGGGCGCCAGATAATGGCATCAGCCTTTTGACTGTGACCAATGGGAACCCATGTGACGTAGCCCTGCTCCCTAGCGGCTGTCAGCATGCACAGCTCTTCGTAGGAGCCATCGTTGCCCATGGGATCGTGTTCCGGCAGAATTACCGGAACTGTAACCCCCTTGACGTCAAACAGGTATTCGGGCGAGTCTTCGGCGATGGTTAGCATGGCTTTTTGTGAAAAATTCTGGGAGGCCGAATCGGTGGGGGGTATTGAACAAATTGAGAATGGCCGACCCCCGCCACCCCTGTCCTACAGTAGAATGTGATAGATGACTGTGCCATTATACATGTTCTACATTGTATTGAGTTATAGCGTAAGTCACTCATCCTCAAGGGTCCAGTTTTTGGAGTCGTCAGGTTTGGTGCCAGGTGCGGGCAGTTCGGCAGCCTTTTGAGCGCCGGCCTCGGGACCGCTGACC